GAAGAACCCCCAGATCAAGCGCGCCTTCGCGACTGATGAGTACACGCCGAAGATGATCATGGAGCTGGCGCGGTGCTCCAAGGACCCGATCTACTTCATGAGGAACTACGTCAAGGTTCAGCACCCAACGAAGGGCGTCATCCCGTTCGACCTCTACGACTACCAGGAGCGGTTCGTGCGCTGCATGCACGAGAACCGCTTCGTCATCACTCTGCAGCCGCGCCAGTGCGGCAAGACCCTGACGGTGGCGATGTACCTGCTGTGGTACGCCACCTTCAACGAGGACAGCACCCTGCTGATTGCCTCTAAGAACCAGGGGCACGCGCTCGAGATCGCGGCTCGTATCCGCTTCGCCTACGAGGAGCTACCCAACTGGCTCAAGTGCGGTGTCAAGTACTACAACCGCCACAACCTAGAGCTGGACAACGGCAGCCGCATCATCTCCGAGGCGACCACTGAGAAGACAGGTCGTGGTCTGGCGCTTACCAAGATCTACCTCGACGAGCTTGCCTTCATCTCTCCCCGCATTCAAGAGGAGCTCTGGGCGTCGCTCACCCCGACTCTCTCAACTGGTGGTTCCGCCATCATCAGCTCCACTCCCAACGGCGACACCGAGCTCTTCGCCTCCCTGTGGCGCGGCTCCATGTCAGGTCAGAACGGCTACAAGCCGTTCTCAGTCCACTGGCGCGAGCACCCTGAGCGCAGCGACGACTACTGGGACCTCATGGTGGCGCAGCTCGGGCCGCTCAAGGCGCGGCAGGAGGTGGGCTGTGTCAGCCCGATGACGCGGGTGACCGTGCGAGATAAGCTCACAGGTGAAATCATGAACATGACAATCGGTGAACTTGCGCTGGAGCTGCATCATGCCTAAGAGCTACCGTGCCATCTGGGAAGAAGCATTCGGTCCTATCCCCAGAGAGGCTGACGGACGATCCTACGAGATCCATCACATCAATGGTGACCACCATGACAATCGACTTGAAAATCTGGAATGCTTGACCATTCAGCAACATTTCGATAGGCATATCGATATGGGCGATCCATTCGGTGCCATGTTCATTGCACAGCGGATAGGAAAGACACCGCAGGAGCTACGCGCACTGCAGCTAGGAGCCAAGCGAAAGCCAGAAACCTGTCGTCGAATTTCAGAAGCCAAGAAGAAGCAGTTTGCCCATGGACTTGTACCATCCTTCACGGGTCGCACCCACAGTGAGACGACAAAACAACGCTGGCGCACCACCAGATCAGGGATTAGACACTCATCCAAGCTTAAACATCACGATGTTGATCACATTCGGAACGTGCTCTCTGAGCGGCCGGCGCTGCCACCTGCTAGGCGTTCTTCAACCTACGAGTTTCAGCTGGCGAAGTACCTGAAAAATACCACCTATCCACACCTGACGGCGCAGTGCCTGTTTAAGGTTCTTACTGGACAGTCATGGACATGATCACCAACAACAGGTTTGAAATTTTGACGCCGACTGGCTTCAAGGACTTTGACGGTATTCGTGTGACGGAGCATGCTACCTCCTTGAAGATCACCCTCGAAGGTGGCGTCCAGCTGCACTGCACCCCAGATCACCGCGTTATGACCGAGAATGGAACGAAGCGCGCTGACGCCTTCGTTCAGGGTGACAAGCTGTACACACATACGAGCGAAGACTATATCATTAGCATTACCAAGGAACCTGGCGGGCTGTTCCTGGATCCCGTGAACGTTGAGGGCAATCACCTTTATATCAGCGAAGGTGTCGTTAGCCACAACTGCGAGTTCCTTTCCTCTGATGCCCTGCTCATCAGCTCGCTCAAGCTGCAGCAGATCGCGCCCACAATGGTGCACCACGAGGACATGGGCTTCAAGTTCTGGGTCCCTGATGAGCAGCTTGGTGGCGTCAACCGCACCTACCTGGTGTCGTGCGACCCAGCCACCGGCAGTGGGAAGGACTTCAGCGCCATCGAGGTCTTTGAGTTTCCGTCGCTCAACCAGGTCGCGGAGTACCGCACCAACGACGTGAACATCCCGCTGCTCTACGCCAAGCTGAAGTGGATCATCTTGAAGCTCAGCGAGCGCAGCCACCGGGGTCGATCTGAGGTGCTCTGGACATTCGAGCGCAACGGCATCGGTGAGGCGATCGCCGCCCTCTACCTGAACGACGAGCGACAGCCTGAGCACGCCGAGCTCTTCTGTGACCAGCAGGGGAAGCTGGGCGTCTACACCAGTGGTAGGACCAAGATCCTCTCCTGTCTCCAGCTCAAGCAGCTGATCGAGAGGACGACCAACGGGCTGAAGGTCAACTCAGAGCACCTGCTCTTTGAGCTGAAGAACTTCGTCGCCAAGGGCGGGGGCTACGAGGCCAAGTCAGGTGCCACCGACGACGCCGTGATGGCAACGGTCGGCATCATGCGCCTCCTGAAGCGCCTGTCAGAGTGGAACGACGAGGCGTTCAAGCAGGTGAACACCTACGTGGAGCCGGTGGACCCAAGTGACCAGTTTGGAGATGAGCCGGTTCCATTCGTCGTTTAACTAGAGCTTGCCTAAATAGCTCCTAGAATTCCTAGGAGAACTAGCCATGCTTTACGACGGCATTCAGCTGCTTGAAGGTTCCGACGTTACTAACCTCACGGTTGATTCCGGTCCTTCTTTTCCATCAAATCCAACCACCGGCGAGCTGTTCTACAACACGACCGTCGGTGCGCTGCACGTCTACAGCGGCTCCGCTTGGGTCTCAGCTGGTAGCGGTGGGGGTGGCACCCCAGGTGGGTTCAACACCCAGGTGCAGTTTAACAACGCCGGCGCGTTTGCTGGCTCGCCACGGCTGGAATGGGACAATGCCACAGCGACGTTGCTGCTTGGTGCCGATGACATCGGCGGCATCAACGCGGTCATTCGTACCTCCAGCAAGGCGCTGACCTCTAACGCATCTGGCAGGGAGCTGCTCGTTCAGGGTGGTACAGCTGGTTTCGGTGGCATCAACGGCGCGCTGCGGCTATGGGGTGGCAGCGGTGGTGGTGGAAACAGCCTGGGTGGTCTCGTAGAAGTAGCAGGTGGTGAAGGCGAAGGCGTAAACGGTGCAGGTGGTTCTGTTTCCATTCGCGGCGGCACTGGCGCAGCTGGTAACGGGATAATCGCCTTCACCACGAGCGCTGTCGAGCGGCTGCGCATTCTCGCCAACGGTGCGTGGTCGGTAGGTCCCGGCGGCGGTGATACAGGCACCTCTGGACAGGTGTTAACGACAGCAGGCAATGGTGGCCCGCCAACTTGGGCTGCGACTCCTGCACCAACTTCTGTCACTGGTACAACTGGTACAACCGGAGGCGCCGCCTCCGTTACTGGTGGCTTCGGTAACGCCGGTAACGGTGGTGCGGTGACAATCACCGGTGGTTTCACAACAGGCCCTACAGGAACAGTAGGTGGATCGGTGACCATTGCCGGAGGGGCAGCATTTTCTGGTGATGTGCATGGTGGAAATGTTTCTATCATCGGTGGGGCAGGTGCAACGGGCGTTCTTAGGAATTCGGGTTCAGTTACTGTTCAAGGTGGCCCAGGTGGAAATGGTCGTGGCGCTGGAACTGTGCTGCTTGCTGGTGGTGATGGGCCAGTTGCTCCAGGTGGCAACGTAACTGTTCGTGGCGGTAACTCTTCAAGCACAAGCGGAGGTGGCAACTTGCTCCTCCAGGGTGGAACCTCAGCTGTAGCTGCCAGCGGTGGCTACATAGCCCTTTCAACTGCCTCTGCATTGACCCTTGCTGAGCGGTTCAGAATTCTCAACAACGGCGCGTGGTCGGTTGGTTCAGCTGGTACCAATACTGGAACCTCAGGGCAGGTGCTAACGTCTACAGGTTCAACGACACCACCAACATGGCAGGCCACTGGAACTACTGTGCCAGCGCTTACCGCAACTCGTATTGCTTTCGGCAGCGCAGGTAACCTGCTTACCAGCAGTACTGATTTTACCTATGAAACGGCGTCGAGGACGCTGTCAGTGGGCAACAGCACCAGCGGCGTCATCAATAATGGATCTGACGGTGGTGACCTGCGCCTGACGACAGTCGGTGGTGTAAGCACCGCTGGCGCCATTGTGATTAACCCTGGCAGTTCAACATCCACCTCGCCAGCAAACGTCACCATTTCTGCGGGGTCCTCTACAGCTTCGAGTGGTAGTGGTGGCCACCTGTTCTTGAATGGTGGAACAGGCAGCGGTACCGGCGCAAGCGCATCTGGTGGCAGCGCGTTTGTTCGCGGTGGTTCTTCTACCAATGGCACAGGGGCAAACGCTGGTGGCGATGCAACACTTGAAGGTGGTGCAGCAAATCAATCAGGTGGCACCAGCGGTGATGCGATTATCATGGGAGGTACTGGTGCTGCGGGTTCCATAGGTGGTATCATCTCGCTGTGGACTGGGCCATCTAACACCGAAGTTGAACGTCTTCGCATAGCAAACAACGGTGCCTGGGGTCTAGCAGGTGCCAACTACGGTACCTCTGGGCAGGTACTGACGTCAACTGGCTCAACGACAGCGCCAACGTGGCAGGCCGCAACGGTGACCTCGGTGACCGAGGCACAGGTCACCGACGGCGCGCTCCTTGCTCGTAACGCCGGCAACGAGACGATCACCGGTACCTGGTCGTTCAGCAGCAACGTGACGGTGCCACTGGCGCCGACCGCGAGTGGTCACGCCGCCTCGAAGGAATATGTCGACAACGCCATCACGGGCCTGTCCTGGAAGCAGAGCGTCCGTGCGGCGACCAGCCCGCTAGATGTCAACTCGGGCAACTTGGCCGCCCTCAGCGGTCTGCAAACAGTAGATGGCGTGACGCTCATCGCCGGCGATCGCGTCCTTGTCAAGAACCAGACCACGCAATCGCAGAACGGCATCTACACCGTCGTTGATCCTGGTGCATGGACCCGCACCGATGATTTCAACATTGCAGCAGAGGTCAATGGCGCCGCTGTCTTTATTCGTGAAGGCACGCTGCAGCAGCGCACCGCTTGGACGCAGACGTCGATAGTTGTAACGGTCGGTTCCGACCCAATGACCTTCGTTGTCTTCTCGGCAACAGGTGGCGCGGTTGCCAAGAGCGGTGACACGATGTCGGGCGACCTCATCATCAACGCCGACCTGGACCTTAACGGTGGGAACATCACCGTCACCAATACCACGGATGGACTTGCCGGCCTTCAGATTGAGAACCTTAGTACCGGCACAAGCGCTCAGTCGATGGTGATTGCGGCCAATGACACCGGCAGGTGGGTTGCCATCGGGGCAACTGGATCACTGTTTGCACCAGCAGGTGAAGCCAACATGGGGTGGGTGGGTACAGGTACTGGAACACCGCTTGGCTTCACGACTAACGACACCGAGCGGCTGCGCATTGACGCAGCCGGCCTGGTGCTCATCAACACAACAGCGCAGGTCGACGGCGCCCAGCTAACGGTAAGCGGCACCGTGTCGGTGGCCACGCCGACGGCAGCCTCTCATGCGACAACTAAGGCCTACGTGGATTCAGGGGTTGCCGGCGCCACCAACGGTCTGACGATGTCCATCGTCACCGGTACCACGCAGGCGGCGGTGGCTGGTAACTTCTATGTCCTGACCAACACTACCGCCGCGACGACCATCACACTTCCCGCGTCAGCAACGATTGGTGACACCATTGCCTTCGCCAACTTCACAACCCGTACCGACGGCATCGCTGATCGAAATGGACACAACATCAATGCAGCCGCTGCAAATCTAGCGATCGACGCGCTGGCAGGCACCGTGACGCTGCGCTACGCCAACACCGCCATCGGCTGGATTGCCTACTAACCAGGAGAACCTAAATGCCTTTCTTTTCCGACATTCTCTATGGGACTCCGCAGCAGGCGGGTACCAGCTCCACCGCGGTCGGCTCATTTGAGCTGGTTCCTGATCTAGGCACCGGCGCACTGGGCAAGTTTGCCTCCTATGTTCCAGCGTTTGGTATCGTTGCAGCATCGCCGCCAACTCAAATGACTACGGCGCGTCTAGACACAACGGTCGCGCCGTACATAAACCAGCATCGAGATGGCGCGCTGATTAAGGTGTCAGACACCATATTTCTTCATGTGCTGGCTGAAGGTGGTGATTCGAGCGTTGGAACAAAGGTCAAGGTTACTGCGCGGAGATTGGAGCTACAGGCCAATGGATCGTTTGCTGTTCTAGCGAGCGTGAGCGTCATCACTGGCCAAGTTGGTACCAATGCCCAGGCCAAGATCACCAACCTGAATGCAAGCTACAGCGCGTCAGTTGACACGGTGGCAGTTTCGGTAGGTTGGGCAAACACCTCAAATAGCTATTCATTTTCATCGGTTTTCAGCTTCAGAAACGCAGCTGCCGGCACGCTAACTGCAAATGCTGAGCAGGGCCTTACGAGTGAAGCTGGCAACACGAATGCAGCCTACGCAGGTGCCGCACTTTTTCACCCAGGATATCCAGCAGCAGATCCAGCGGTGCTGCTCGTGACTTGGCGGCGAGAGCTTCGCACCTACACAGTAACGGCCGCGGGAGTGTTCACACTTGTTTCCAACACGCCCAGTGGATCAGGATTTGGCGGCCAGGGCGGTGCTCTTGCCTACTATAAAAATGACATCTTCGTGAACGCACAAACAGATGCATTGCGAATGTTTTCAGTAGACAGCGCTGGTGTAGCAACAGCTATTACTTCCAGTACCACCGGTGGCTTCCCTGTGGCCCAGACAGTTCACGGAACGATGGTTATCATTGATGACCATCTATATCTCTCGGGCGGTACTGGTCGGATTCCTCTTACTGAAACTACCATCGGCACTTATGTCACTCAAGTAATATCCGGATTTCCAGCGCAAGGCAGCACACCTACATATAGTCAGACTAGGTTGCAGATACACAATGGGTACATCGTAGTTCTATCAGCCTATACGACGCCGACACTCTGCTTCCTACAACTGGAAGCAGACAACACACTTAGCGTAAAGCATTCAGTTGCACTAAACTACAAAGGATTTTACGCGCTTCGCTCCTGCAACAGCGTGTTGATAGATGACACCCATGCCTACGCACAGCTTGACTACGGCTACAGCGGGCAATCATACTATGGACCCACTCATCTCGTTCGCGTTCCGCTGTACACAAGTGGTTCCGGATTTGTTGGACGATACCAGAACAGCACCACCGTTCAAGGTGGCTACTTTACCTGCGACTCCAGTGCAGCGATCGGTTTCACATACGCAGACAAGGTAGTTGTCGCTCCTGGAAAGGCGGTATTTTCTGCTGCATCGATACCACTAGTTAGAACCGCCGCCTACCTTATCAGCGGCTTTGGGGCAAGCCTTGATCTGACTGTGGGATATGTCTCAAACCCTGATTATGTGGTAGCGCTAACGGGGCCATTGATAGCATATGGCACCACCACCCTTACGTCGGCGGTTCTTACAACGGCGTCCCAGGTGGTAGGATCCTATCGCTTGACAACAAGTTCCGGCGGCGCTTCATATGTCTTCAGCATCGAGGAGTACAAGTATGACATCTAGAAACTACTGGAAAAACGCGGCTGGCGCAACGTTTTCAGGTCTGATACAACCCGAAGGAGACGATTGGGTTATCACTGACCAGGAAGAGTTTGACACCGCTCCTCCAACCCCAACCCCCCACGTAACCTTTGGCGCCCTTCTTTCCCGGCTAACGAGAGCGGAGCGTACCCAGCTTCGAGAGGACCGCCTGTTCGACAGCGACCTCTCTGACGCGATGTTTGTGATGCAGCACCGATGGCGGCTCAATCTACAAGGCCCGGCGGTTCAGGTCTTTCTTGCCCTGTTGGTCAGAGAGCTCATCATCAAACCTGAGCGGCCAGCGCAGATCCTGGCGGCGCCTGTTACACAGGATGAGTTAGCCAGCTGACACGGAGCGTGTTATAATAGCTCAATGAGCTACGCTGTTTTCTGGATTGAATCCACCGCCACCGACTTCTTCCCCGGCTTCTCGGAGCCGCGGGTCAAGACCTTCACCGACCTGCAGCTGACCGAGGCACTCCAGCACGCCGAGCATATGCGAAAGGCGGGCCATCGGCATGTCTGCCTTTCCTCAGAAGATCCCAACCGGGTCGGCTCCGACGGGGTCGATACCATCGCGGATGGGAAGACCCCTGACGGGCACGACTACACCTGGAAGAAGCGGCGGTTGTAACAGGCGCAGGTCGTTACACACCTTTTCCCTGGTTGGTGTATAATAGCCTCATCAACACCACGGAGCTCGCATGTTCTACATTCGCATCGAGAAGGGTCTTCCGAAGGAGATCAGCGACAAGAACCCGGGCAGCGGCCCCCACTGGATCAAGGGCGCCACGAAGCTGTCCAAGGCCACTGGCTGGCTCTCCTCACGCGACTTCGCCAGCTTCGCTGATGCCGAGTCGATGGTGAAGTACCTGGTTGCCATGACCGGCGAGACCTACCTGCCTGTCGATGAGGGCTCTGGCACCTACCCGCGCTACCGCGTCATCAAGGCCCCGAAGGTCGGTGATGAGGTCTCACGCTGCTTCAACGGCGACTACTACCCCTGCGGCAAGATCACGAAGATCACGCCCACCTGGCAGGTAACCACCGACGGTGGTCAGAAGTTCCGTCGCTTCAAGGCGAGCGGCGGCTGGCGCGAGACGGGTCGCGGCTTCTGGATGGTCGCTGGTGTCCACGACGAACGCAACCCCTCCTTCTGATCATGCTGAACTTCATCAGTGAACATTGGCCGACGATCCTGGTCGTCTGGGCGGTGGCCATCGTGGTCATCGTCGCCTGCAACCACTACCGCTCGATCGCTAGCGGCAACCACGAGGATCCCTACCGGGACTACGGCCAATGAAGATCACCCTGAAGACAGAGTGCAAGGCCTGCTCTGGTACCGGGCTCTATGTCGGTTTTATGGAGGGAAAGGGCCAGGCGGTGATCTGTGTCGGCTGCACCGGAACAGGTTGTCGGGAGATCGAGGTCAAGAAGTATGCTGGGCGAAAGCCACGCAGCGGCATCACCAAGATCCGGGGCGGCAGCGGCACCATCCTTGATGACGCCTCGAACGCCAAGTGGTACTCGTACCGCGAGTTTGAAACGAAGATTCCAGCACCAAAGGCAGACAAATGAACGACTACGCCGCTGAACTTGGCGCCTATCACGAGGCCCAGGCAGCCGCCGCCAAGGCCACGCAGGACCACATCAACGCCAACCCAGATGTCTGGTACCCGTGCGGTTTCGCGTGGGTCAAGATTCGACCAGCCCGTGGGCCCTTCGTGGCCGCCTGCAAGGAGAACGACCTCGGGCGCACCGATGACTTCGAGGGCGGCTTCGTCATCTACAACCCGTCGGGCAACCACACCCAGTGGATGGATGCCAAGGAGGTCGGTGCCCGTGCCTTCGTCGAGGTGCTGAAGAAGCACTACCCGACCATGAAGGTCTCTGTGCAGACGAGGATTGACTGATGACGGCCGTCGCGGTGCTGATCTGCTTCGCGTTGTTAGCCATCGCGTTTGACGCGACAATCATGGCGGGGGTGCTCACCATTGCCGCCGGGCTGCTGGTTCTGTGGATCTTCATTCCAATCCTGCTGTTCCTGGCGTCGCCTCTCATCGTCATCTGCCTCCTCATCTACGTGCTGGTGAAGTTCAAGTGATCGTCGACGTCACCTCATTCCTGTTCTTCAAGCTGCTCGGGGTGCTCCTGCTGGCGGTCGTTTGGCTGTGGCCGCTAGGCGTGGCCTGGTTCTGCTGGGTAGGCGCCAATCAAGGACTCAGGAGCTTCTGGGAGAAGTTCTGGAAGAGCGTGATCGTGGTCCTCTTCGTGCTTGGTGCCCCTACCTACTGGGGCTTCATGTTGGTCAAGCGCGATCCAAGTGTGAGCGAGGTGCACCGCTACCCCGCTGACGGCCTCTATCACTTCGTCCTGCGTGGCTTCGACGAGCAGCAGCTTCGCAACAAGGCAGATCAACCACCGGTGCGCTTTGAGCTGGGCTTCGAGATTCGTCGCTATCGCCTGGACGGCTGGAACCCACCGAAGCACTTCTACGTGGAGCTTCACGACCTGCAGACGGGTCAGCACCACGACCGCATCTACGTCTCCAAGCACTGCAACTCGCACGGTTCTCTTCGGCGCGGTGAGGAGTACAACATCCAGCTTCAGAAGTACTCCCTGAGCAACCGCCCTGGCGAGGTGTTCTACGAGTTCCCTGGCCTCTACCCTGTTTTCTGTCAGTAACAGGTTACAAGTTTGCCTGCGCCGGCAGGCCAACCTGTGATATAATAGCCGTATGAACGCCCTTCAGTACATCGCTAACTTCAAGGCAACGCCGTTCTGGGCCGAGATGGTCAGGACCGTTGAGAACTCCCCGTGGCACCGCGAGGACAACGTCGGGGTGCACACCGAGATGTGCCTCGAGCAGTACCTGACGCGCTTCGCTCCGCACCGCTCGGAGCGGCAGAACACCATCGCTCTCATCGCCATCCTGTACCACGACGTGGGCAAACCGGACGCCGAGGAGACCCTAGAGAAGAAGGACGGCTCAGGCACGTACCGCCGCTACGCGGGACACGAGCAGCTCTCGGCAGTCGCCTTCACGGATCGCTGGCTGCAGGACCACACGCTCCGCGAGGTCCTCTCGGTTGAGGACGCCCGCGCGGTCCGCTTCATCATCGAGCACCACCTGCCCTACGGCCTCAAGGACGGCGCAAAGCGCTCAGCCCTGCGCACGGCAATGGAGCACGCGCTGCGCGAGGACGTCGAGACATTCTACGACGTGCTGCGCTCGGACGCCGCGGGTCGGACCAGCGACGACCACGAGACGAAGCTCCAGAACGTCGAGGACTGGATCCGCGAGTTCCGCACGGTCCCGCTCGTGATGAACCGCATCGACACCTCGATGGGCAAGTGCTACGTCATGGTTGGTCCGTCGGGCTCTGGCAAGACGACCTGGATGCGGAAGTACCTGAAGGCGAGCGACAAGGTCGTGTCGCTCGACGCGTATCGCCTGGACTTCTACGACCGCATCACCGACGACCCGAAGGCGGCGTACCGCGCGGCGTGGCAGCACTGTGTCGACAACGAGAAGGACTTCAACGCCTTCGTTGACGCGCAGGTCAAGAGCACGTTCCGCGACCTGCGCATCACGAAGGGGTCGGTGTTCATCGACAACGTCAACAGCTCGAGGAAGACACGCGCTCGCTACATCCAGGAGGCGCGCAACCTGGGCATGAAGGTGGTGGCGGTGGAGTTCTGGAACACGCTGTTCACGTTGATCCTGCGGCAGGTCGAGCGGCCTGACAAGCAGGTTCCGCTGTCCTCAGTGGAGAAGCAGCTGCATGCGCAGACCTGCACCCTGAAGGGCAGCGAGGTCGATGAGGTGATTGTCGTTCACGGAACCTAGCGGTTTCACCGCTCTAACCTACAAAGGGGACCACCAGGTCCCCTTTGTTGTTACAATAACCTCTGTCAGTCGCACCGCGCGACTGACAAGCCAACTCAACCCAGGTTGAAAGCCCGCTTCTGGGCGGTGGCGTATAAATACCCCTGTCAGCAGTTCAGCTGACGAACTTTGTACGCATCAACCGTTTGAAACTTTGAAAGGTTTACACATCATGGCAAAGCGCTCACTGGCCGATCTGGCCGCCGCCTTCGAACAAAAGACCTCCGGTGGAGGTGACCAACGCTGGAAGAAGTTCTTCGCGTTCTGGAAGGCCCCAATTGACAGCACCTCCGTCGTTCGCTTCCTCCCTGACCAGGATGAGGAAAACCCGATGGGGTTCCTCGCCGAGAACCTGACGCACGATCTCGTCGTCAACGGCAAGCGCGAGACTGTCGCCTGTCTGAAGATGTACGGTGAGGACTGCCCGATCTGCGCGCTGTCCTCGAAGTACTACGACGAGAAGGACCCCGAGCACAACAAGGCGCTCGGCAAGAAGTACTACCGCAAGAAGGGCTACGTCGCCCAGGTGCTGGTGCTCGAGACCCCGGTGGAGCACAACGCCGAGGAGCTGGTCAAGCTGATCGAGTTCGGTCCGCAGATCTTCCAGCAGATCCAGGCCGCCTTCAAGAGCGGCGACCTCGAGAACCCGCCGTACGAGCTGAAGGGCGGCTACAACTTCCGCCTCCGCAAGACGAAGACCGGCGACGGTCAGAACTCGTACATCACGTCGAACTTCTCGCCGAAGATGACCGACGTGGCTGACGACGTCATCGAGGCCGTGACGCTGTTCGACCTGAAGGAGCACCGCACCCCGAAGACACCGAAGGCGCAGCTAGAAGCGATGCTCATCGCTGACCAGACTGGTCAGGCCTTGGCACCGACCGAAGGTGAGGGCGATGGTCTAGGTGTGAGCCAGGCGCCGAAGGCGATCGTTCTGCCGATCCTCAAGTCGGCTCCAGCCACCACTGAACCGGCCACTGAGGCCGCTCCTGCTGACGCTCCGAAGAAGCTCAGCGTGGTCGAGCAGCTGAGGCTTCGTGCCCAGCAGCAGAAGGCCACGCAGGAAGCGTAAGCAACATGAAGAACAGAAGGACTACCTGGTAGTCCTTCTGTTCTTCAAACCAGGAGCATTCAATGACAGGACTTCCCTTTCTGGACAAGTTCAGGAAAGAAGTTGCAAAGCTGGACACGGTGGCGGTTGGCATTCAGGAGACGATCTACTGGCTCTCGACCGGCAACTACGCCCTCAACCGGGCTCTCAGCGGCGACTTCAAGCGCGGCATTCCACTCGGTAAGCTGACGCTCTTTGCAGGCCCATCAGGCAGCGGAAAGAGCTTCATCGCCGGCAACATCACCAAGCAGGCGCAGCTGCAGGGCTACCACGTCGTGTATCTCGACAGCGAGCACGCGATCGACGTGGACTACCTGCGCAAGATCGGCGTCAACATCACGCCTGAGTTCCTCACCTACCTCTCAGTGGCGACCATCGAGGACGTCAACTCGGTGCTATCTGAGTTCTTCAGCAACTACCTCAAGACCTACGGCAAGGACAACCTCGAGGCTCCCAAGACGCTCATCGTCATGGACAGCCTGGCGATGCTGAGCTCCTCCACCGAGATGGAGAACTACAAGGGCGGCGTCATCAAGGGCGACCAAGGTCAGCTCGCGAAGCGCCGCAAGGCGATGCTGCGGCTCGCCGTTGGTCACATCGGTCGCCTGCCCATCTCGCTGGTCCTGACCGACCACGTCTACCCGCAGGACATCATGATGGGCGACGGCGCGTGGGCCATCACCAACAGCACCAAGTTCTCGTGCGGCATCATCGGCATCGTCACGAAGCTGAAGCTGAAAGACGAAGGTGAGGTCGTCGGCGTGCGCATGCGGTTCGAGACCTACAAGTCCCGCTTCGCCAAGGTCGGCACCAAGGTCGAGCTCGAGGTGCCCTACAGCACCGGCATGTCGCCCTTCACGGGGCTGCTCGAGCTGCTCGAGGACATGAAGGTCATCGCCAAGGGCACCCAGCCTGGCGAGAAGCTGAACTGGGTCAGCGAGTGGATCGATGATGACGGGCACGAGCAGAAGGTTTCCTTCCGCGAAAGGGACCTGGACGACGCCATCGCGCAGCGCCTGCTTGATCACCCCGCCTGCAAGCCAATCATGGCGCGCAGCGAGGCCGAGATCACTGCTGAGGCGATCGAGAGCGTCGTCGATCAAGACGAGCTGCCCACACCGAAGAGCGGGCGTGGTCGTAAGGCTACCTCAATCGCTGAGGAGTAGATCATGCCCACCGTTTCCGTGAGCCGTGAGGAGAACCGGATCAACTTTCAGGCAGGTGACCTCCAGCTCAACATTTCCTGGATGCCGCAGCTTGAAGCTGATTACGGATCTAACTTCCACGCGGCGATCGTAAGCGTGATCGGCGGGCAGCTGCGAGATACAGGCTTCACCGAAGAGGAGGTCGCTGAGGCGCTTTCTCAGTTTACCAATCTAAAGGAGTAATCATGATGAACGACATCACCATCCAGTTTGCCCAAGGCGGCTTCATTCTTCACGTTGCCACTGAAACAGAAGGCAAGTGCACCGTCTTTGTTTCTCAGGGCAAGCTCATGAAGGCGGTTCGCACCGCCATCGAGGAGCTGTCGCTGCTGCCCAAGAAGGCTGAGGAGAGCGAGACCGACTAAATATGCTTCGTGACCTGCGTTACATGAGGTCAATCGAAACATGCACATCACGCTCTGTGCCCGGTCAAAGATCCTTCAGCTCTCTGCACCGGGCAGTTCCTTTCGAATCCAGGCAACTGGATCCCTTCAAGCTGGTTCACACGTGGACCTGATACCCAACGATGAGGTAAGGCAGAACGACTGTACAATATCAGCTGTACCTCGCGTTGTCGCTGACCTTCAAACAGCGACGCTTATGGCCAACCAGGTCGTGGACTTCAACTACAACACGGACGAGTTCATCATCTCCAACCGGCAGCATGAATGACAACCCTTCTTCAGATAGATGAAAGTCGTCTTGTTGAGGAGCTTGAGCGCTTCTTTCACCGCTACGACGCGGAGATCAAGGCAGCGGCGCCGCTCTTCGAGCTAGAGGGCAGGCGCCTCGAGGAGATCGCGCGCTCGCTTCCCTACCACCAGTCGCACTACGACCAGGTGGCGCAGGAGGCCAAGCAGCTGACCAAGTGGCTGGAGAATGGGCGCGCTAAGATTGAGGCGCGTCTGACGCGCAACTACCTGCAAGGTCAGCGCGCCTACGGCGCTAGAGAGACCACGACGCTCATCGCTGGAGAGAAGGAGATGGTGGATCACAACCAGCTGCTCATCGAGGCCAGCCTCTACTACCAGCGCCTCGACTCCATCGTGAAGGCCTTTGAGCAGATGGGCTGGATGGTCGGACACATCACTAAACTACGAGTAGCGGAGCTTAATCATGTCATTCTGTAAGGCAACAGCGCCAAGCGCCATCTATGGTACAGGGGTATCAGGTCAATCTTTGATCAACACCGCCGGCGTAGGCCCTTCGTGGGGGGTCCTAGCAAGCGGAGCAGGAACAATCACGATCGATGGAAGCGCCATCGTTGACAGCGGTGTTCTGATCATCGGTGATCGCACGATGACCATTGACGACACAGCTGACGAGCTCACGATCACCTTCTTCGAGCGGATTGATGGCCAGCGCGTTCGTGCCCGCCTGGAACCCGAAAGCGACCTCCGACCAATCGAGCAGCTGCGAATCAGCAACCTGATCACCGCGCTCACCAGTCGAGGTTCTAACCTGAAGCCAGTTGCGTACATCCGGCGCTACAACCTGGAGCGCCACTTCCGCTTCATCCAAGAATGACGAAGGTCGCGCACATCACGGTGCGGGACGAGGTCTACTGTCAGATCTCCGGCCTGGCACCCCCTGACCACAAGATCCTCGAGGACAAGTTCGCGGTCATGGTCGAGGGCGCCTTCTTCATGCCGCTCTACAAGCTGGGGCGGTGGGACGGGAAGGTCCGCTTCTTCGACAAGACCGGCAAGATCTACTTCCGGCTGCTGGACCAGGTGCTACCCTACCTTGAAACGTGGGGCTACCACATCGAGCTGCGGGACGAGCGCCGGAAGGTCACCCTGGTAACGGAACGAGTCGATGCCGAGTGGTTTACGCGCAAACCGGAGCACACGCTCGGCGTCCACCTGCGCCCCTACCAGGTGGACGCCGTCAACCAGGCCCTGGAGACCCAGTCCGGCTTCGTCCTGGCGGCCACCGGTTCCGGCAAGACCTGGATGATCGCGGCCCTGGCAGATGTGATGTCTCGAGCTGGACACCGCACCGTCGTCATCGTGCCGTCAGCTGACCTGGTGGAGCAGACCGCTGCCACCTTTCGGCTGGGCAACCTCGACGTGGGGACCTACAGCGGCGGTAAAAAGGACCTGCACCACCCGACGGTCATCGCCACCTGGCAGGCGCTGCAGAACAACCCGGTTGTGGTCGAGGACTTCAGCTGCATCATCGTCGACGAGGCGCACGGCGCCTCCGCCAAGACGATCGGCGAGCTGATCAACAACCACGGGAAGCACTGCGCCTACCGCTACGGCTTCACTGGCACCTTCCCAAAGCCAAAGATCGATCAGCTGTCCCTGCGCGGGGCCATCGGTGAGGTGATCTATCAGATCAGCGCCGCCGACCTCATCAAGATGGGCTACCTGGCGCAGCTCGAGATCGAGCCGATTGAGATCCAGGAGAGCGTTGACGAGGAGTTTCCTGACTACGGCTCTGAGCGGTCCTTCATCAGCCGCTCGCCTGAGCGCCTCGACTTCATCGCTGACCTCATCATTGCCCGCGCGGAGCAGTACGGCAACACGCTGGTGCTGGTCAACTCCATCAAGCAGGGCAAGGAGCTGCAGAAGCTCATCAAGGACAGCGTCTTCCTCTACGGCGCCACCGAGACCGAGGTGCGCGCTGAGTGGTACCACCTCTTTGAGAAGACCGACGGGCTCATCGTCATCGCCACGTTCGGCATCGCCTCTGTCGGCATCAGCATCGACCGTATCTTTAACTTCATGATGGTCGACGCCGGCAAGAGCTTCATTCGCTGCATCCAGTCCATTGGGCGCAGCCTGCGCAAGGCTGGCGACAAGGACCGCGTGCACTGCGTCGACGTGCACTGCAACCTGAAGTGGTCGCGCAAGCACTTCAAGGAGCGCAAGAAGTACTACACCGAAGCCCAATATCCCATCCTCAAGACCGTTAAGGCAACCCCATGATCATCTGCTCTCGTACAAATCTCGACGTCGCCGAGGAAGCGCAGCTCGCGCTCTGGAAGTTCTTCACTGAGGCCAACAAGCTGTCGCACGAGCGCGGGCTTGGTGGTCTGCAGCGCCTCGACATTCAGGTGGTTGACGGCCGCTTCGCCATCAACTGGGTGCACGGTCCACGTCACCAGACCACCGAACGCGGCTCCAAGATCGAGGACTGGTCCGACCTTCGCTTCATTCCAAAGGACTGACATGCAGATTCTCTCTGAGGTCTCTCGCCCCTACATCATCGACAGCCTGACCGCCCCGATGGGCATCTCCCATTTCTGGTCCTTCAGCGGTCACCTGCTTGACTTCAAGCTGGAACCCCTTGACTACCTTGAGGAGACGACCGGACCAACCATCAAGCTGCGCGTTCAGAACCTGGATATCGCGCTGCCGACCAGCTGGTCAGTGATGGCGGTCGACATGGAGACATACACCGTCGACAGCGTGCCGGTGGCGCAGGCCGCCACCATGGACCACAGCCTGCTGCTGTTCTCGCCTGATGACGGTAAGCTGGTCACGACCACCGCAACCATCACTGAGTTCCACAAGAAGGCAATCGTGTTTCACCCGTCGGTGCCAAAGGGCTCGGCGATGGTGCACCCTACCGGCCCTGAGCTGTCCCACGGCCGCTCGATTTTCTATGGAATCGTGTGCGGGCCTCACGATCTGCACCGCTGGATAGGCGGAAAAACAGTAGGCGACGTCCTAGCGTGAGCCTGATAAATAGGTCTCCACCAAGCTAGCAGGAGACCAAGATGCTCGAGTCCACGACCTCGTACGACACCGCCATTCGCACGGTTGAGCATCTCACAGGCGACGCGCACGCGTCACTAGCTTCCAGCTAACGACCTACAGCAGGCTGAGCTTCAGCCTGTAGTCGTCTCTGCGCCCATCACATAGGAGTTTACAATGCAAGCTGATACAGCCCCACCACGCCTATTCAACACGGTAACCGCCCGCGAAATGCAGTACAACATGGACACAGTTGAGTTTCTAATTGCACAGGAGGTGCAGCGGCGCTTCGCAGCTGGAGAGCGAAGCCTAAACGAAACGGAGATCGGAGCATTTCGGCGGCGGCTCGTTGCTGAGCTCATCGTAGCAGGTGACGCCGTAGCCGCCATCAGCCTACGCCCGCAGCTATCAGTTCGTGAGCAGCTAAATGGGTGACACCATGCACGTCATCAAGCGCTCAGGGCAGAAGGCCCCTTTTGACCTTTCCAAGTGGCAGGCCCAGATCGCGAAGGTCTGCGAAGGCGTCGCCGACGTTTCACCGTCGATGATTGAGGTCGCCGCACAGGCCCACTTCTACGACGGCATGACCACGCGTGAGCTCGACCAGATCGCGCTGCGGTCGATGGTCAACCTCATCGACGAAGAGGAGAACCCTGATACCGGCAATGTCAACTACCAGTACGTCGCCGGCAAGCAGCGCATCAGCATGCTGCGCAAGGACGTCTACGGTGACTACCAGCCGCCGCGCCTGCTCAGCATCGTCAAGAAGAACGTGGAGCTGGGGCTCTACACACCCGACCTGCTGCAGTGGTATACCGACGACGAGTGGGACGAGATCGACAGGCACGTCGAACACGAGAAGGACGAGCAGCTCTCCTACGCCGCGGTCGAGCAGCTGGTCGAGAAGTACCTCATCCGCAACCGCGCCACCGGCCAGATGGTCGAGTCGCCGCAGGTCCGCTACGCGGTGGCCGCTGCCGTTGCCTTCCATGCCGAGAAGAAGGACCGCCTGAAGTGGGTGAAGGACTTCTACGCGGCGGCATCCGACGGGCTCTTCACGCTGGCCACACCGGTGCTGGCGGGGCTGGGTACCAAGACGAAGCAGTTCAGCTCGTGCGTGCTCATCCGCACCGACGACACCCTGAAGTCCATCTTCGCCACCGGCCAGGTGATGGCCGACTACGCCTCGAAGCGGGCTGGCATTGGCCTCGAGATCGGGCGCATGCGCCCGCTGGGAGCATCCATTCGGCAGGGCGAGATCATGCACACCGGCATCCTTCCCTTCCTGAAGAAGTGGTTCGCTGACCTTCGGTCCTGCTCGGCGGGTGGTATCCGCAACGCGGCCTGCACCGTCAGCGCACCGATCTGGCACTACCAGTTCGATGACTTCATCGTCCTCAAGAACAACCAGGGGACCGACGAGACGCGCGTCCGGCAGATGGACTACTGCGTGGTGCTCAGCGCCTTCTTCTGGCGCCGGTTGAAGCAGCAGGGCACCATCACCTTCTTCGATCCCAACCAGGTGCCTGACCTCTACGAGGCGTTCTATCGGGACTCCGCTGAGTTCGAGCGGCTCTATGAGCTGTATGAGAAGCGCAAGGACCTGCGCACCAAGACCGAGACCGCCGAGAAGGTCTTCGGCTGGATCATGAAGGAGCGCTCCGACACCGGGCGCTACTACATCCTGAACATCGACAACGTCGCTAACCAAGGCCCGTTCGACACGTCGATTCACCCGATCTATCAGACCAACCTCTGCACCGAGATCATGCAGCACACCCGACCGTTTGAGACGGTCGACGACCCCAAGGGGCGGATCGCGCTGTGCACTCTCGGCTCGTTGAACTGGGGCAAGGTGCGGCACCCTGAGGACCTGAAGCGGCCGGCTCGCCTGCTGCACCGAGCGCTGCACTACCTGCTGCAGTACCAGGACTTCCTGTCGGTGCACTCGCTTGAGCATAACAAGGAGTTTGAGCCGCTCGGCATTGGCATCACCAACCTCGCCTACTGGCACGCCAAGCGCAAGCTGAAGTACGGTGAGCCAGAGGCGCTGGCTGAGGTGAAGCGCTGGATCGAGCACCAGGCGTTCTACCTCACCGAGATGAGCGTCGAGCTGGCTCGCGACAAGGGCTCATGCACCGAGAGCCCCAACACGTGGTATGGACGGGGTGTCTTTCCATGGGAGCGGCGCGCGAAAGGTGCCAGTGAGCTCACTGACTTCACGCCTAGTGAGGAGCTGGACTGGGAGGGGCTGCGTGCCAAGATGCTGCAGTACGGAGTACGCAACGCCACCACCATGGCCATTGCCCCAGTTGAGAGCTCCTCAGTCGTCATCGAGAGCACCAACGGCGTCAACCTCCTCAAGCAGTTCATCCTCATCAAGGAGTCCAAGGCCGGCATCATACCGCAGGTGGCACCCGAGTACCGCCGCCTGAAGAAGCACTACGAGCTGCTCTTCGACCAGAAGGACTGCCTGCCCTACATCAAGACAGTGGCGGTGCTGCAGGCCTACGTTGACCAGGGCATCTCATCGGATACCTTCTACTCACCCAAGCACTTCCCTGATGGCAAGATCCCACTCACCTTGGTCACCAAAAATCTGATGCTTGCTCACCGCTGGGGGCTGAAGTCCCACTACTACCACCTTGTTGAGAAGCAGGCAGCGGCGCAGGTGGCCACCGCCGAGGAGCTGGACATCAAGAAGAAACCTGAACCTGTGGTCCTGCCTGTACTAGACGACGAAACCTGTGAGGCCTGCGTTCTATGAAGAGCACCAACGACTTCAGCTACAATCCCAACTACCTCAAGCGCCAGCTCTTCCTTGACCCAGCGGGGCGCGTCACCGTGCAGCGCTACGAGGAGCATGCCTACCCTGTGATCGCGCAGTATGTCAAGACCCAGAAGGGCTTCTTCTGGGTCCCTGAGGAGGTCACCCTCGTCAAGGACAAGATGGACTTCAAGACCGCTGCTGACGCGGTAAAGCACATCTTCACCAGCAACCTGCTGCGCCAGACCGCGCTTGACTCCATCCAGGGACGGTCACCAGTTGAGTGCTTCTTCCCAGTCGTCTCGGTGCCTGAGCTGGAGGCGCTGGTGCTGTGGTGGTCCGCTTTCGAACAGATCCACAGCGACGCCTACTCACACATCATTCGCAACATCTACAACGTGCCATCCGAGGAGTTCAACAAGATCCACGAGACCAAGGAGATCGTGGAGATGGCGGCGCACATTGGCACGCACTACGACCGCCTGTACGAGCTGAACGCCAAGAAGGCGCTGAACAGCCTAGGGCTGCAGGGAATCCGCGTAGATGAAGATGAGCACGTCGACGCCATCTGGTTGGCGCTGCACGCGTCCTACGCCCTTGAGGCCATCCGCTTCATGGTGTCGTTTGCCACGTCGCTCGGCATGGTGGAGAACAAGCTCTTCGTCGGCAACGGCAACATCATCTCGCTCATCCTGAACGACGAGCTGCTGCACACCGACTGGACGGCGCGCCTGCTCAACCGGGTGGTCAAGGACGACCCTCGCTTCGTTGGTGCCCGTGAGCGCAACCGCGAGGTGGTCCAGCAGCTGTACCTGGACGTCATCGAGGAGGAGAAGGCCTGGGCCGACTACCTCTTCTCGAAGGGCACCGTCATTGGGTTGAACGCCAAGGTGCTACGGGACTTCGTGGACTGGACCGCCCAGCACCGCCTGAAGGACGTTGGTATCAAGTACGACGCCGGCATAAAGTCGACTCCGCTGCCCTGGTTCAACAAGCACCTCAACACCTCCAAGAAGCAAACCGCCCTGCAGGAGAATGAGAGCGTGTCCTACGTTATCGGCTCCATGACCTCAGATATGGAGTATAGTGAACTACCAGACCTGTGAAAGGAGTCGCATGAACACCCAGTTTACCGTCTATTCCAAGCCCGCCTGCGGCTACTGCGAGCAGGCAAAGGCGCTGCTTGCCTCAAAGGGAGTGCCTTTCAAGGTCATTCAGGTTGATGTTGGCCAACCCAAGGTTGACGACGAGACCTACATCTCACGGGAAGACCTACAGGTCATCTTTCCGGCAGCACGTACCCTGCCGCAGATTCACGCCCTGACCGGCGCCGGCGAGGTCTACATCGGTGGCTTCAAGGGCCTGCAGGCCTACTTCGATGACTAGCGTCTTCTGGCTGCTGCTGTGGACCACAGTGGCGCTGGCAGTGGTGGTGGCCATCCGCATCACCTCAAGCTACTACCGTGAGATGGACAGGGCACATGAGGAACCTGATCTTGGTGCTGTAGCTTCAGGGGAAATGGACCGAGGTCTCATCAGGATGACGATCGTTTTTGCGGTACTTACCTTGGTGTGGGGTGTTCTTGAAGGACTTGCTCACCTACTCACCTAGCGCGCGCGAATTATAGCATTAGCGCACAGATAGCGCGCGCCAAGGGCCCTCACTGAGGGCCCTTTCTGCTGCCCGGGTCAAGCTCCCATAAATACAGGACGAAGTAAGGAGCCTCCTGTGCAGGACGTAATCAGCTCAAGCATCGACCTCTTTGGGTTTGATCTCAACGCGATCTTTGTCGCGCTGGTGCTGCTGACGCTCGGCGTTCTGACGCTCTTCTGGCGCATCCAAAGCAGCAAGAAGCTTGACTTCGCCGACCTTATCACCAAGGACGGGCGATCAGTTAGCCTCACCAAGGTGCTGCAGCTGGTCGGCGGGTTGACAGCCACCTGGATAATGGTGAAGATGACGCTCACCGGCGATCTTACCGAAGGGCTGCTGGGAGTCTATCTCGTCTACATTGGTGGTGTCGAGGGCTACAGCAAGTTCGTCGCTGCCAAGTACGGCTACAACGAGACCTCGACCCGTGACGCGGTCCCAGGTGGCAACGGAAATGGCGCCAAGGTGCCGACCTCTAATCACTCCAAGGAAATAACAGCATGAAGCTCTCCTTTCGCCAAGGCATCGTAAGCTACCAGGCCAACGCGCTCGGGCAGCCCCAGTTCCTGACCACCTCAGCGACCCCTGGTTATGTCCAGCTGAACGTGCCGCAGACACCGGTGGTGATCACCTTCGCGCACGGAACCAGCGACTACCTAGCAACGTTCAACCAAACTGTGTCAACTGCCTGGGGTCCAATTCCCAGCCCGGCGGCACCAGCTGGATCTACGTACTACCTCTACTGGGACATGAATCACCAGACCGGGGTCATCACCTACGGCTACACGCTTCTGCTCCCAGTTGTCGGAACAGTCGCGCCACCTGCACCTGCTCTTGATCAGCACTGGTTCGACGTCGCCGCCGCTAAGATGAAGGTATGGCGCGGTGATCTGTGGTTTGAGGTCATTCGCGTCTTCGCCGGGACCGTACCAAGCGGCAACATCAGCGCCGTTCAGATGGAGTCCAAGGGGGTCTCATGGAAGAACGTGCTACCTGTAGAAGGTAACCCAGGCTACATCGAAACGGACATCTTCAATCGACCCATCTACATGCCCAGCTGGGAGTTCCTGACGACGGATACCCCAGTTCGCATCAAGACAACCGTTGGTGCATCTGGTGTTCTAGCGGCGCCGGTGAATGCCTTCGTGCCGGTGCGAGCCGCTGAGAACATTCCTCGGATGTCGCTGGTCTACTTCTCTGGAGCCAACGCTGTCTCACTGGCCTCGGGCAACCCAGCCCTGGATCCACCGCGGACCCCTATCGGCATCATGCAGGAGGAGCTCCATTTCAACGAGATGGGTAACGTCACCTTCTCGGGACAAATCACCTATGACCAGTGGAACTGGTCCGCCGACATCGGCAAGGCGCTCTACTGCGGCGAGAACGGACAGCTGACCACCATCCGCCCTGCAGGCCTGCAGGCCTACCGCGTCGGCTTCGTCAAGGACGCGCAGACCATTCTCTTCCGTGTTGACTCAGAGACGCTGCCTCAGATCTACGAGGCCAGCTCAGTCGACGTCATCGTGAATGGGGTGTCGCCGATTCAGTCGGTGTTCTCGATGAGCCCGAGCAACGAGGCTCTTTGGACCGTCAGCATGCCTCCAGCTACAACTGGAACAGCTGGGCACATGACCACCACTCATACGCAGACTCTGGAGCTGTACGGTAACCAGATTACCGCAATTGAGCTTACGCTTCCGCAGAAGGCCCCGCTGGTGCACACTCACACCTTCGCGGAGGTTCCTGGGCTTCAGCCAGCGCTGGACCTGAAGTCAGATGTAGACCACCTGCACACCGGTGTTTACTCGCCGGTAGATCACCTGCACACCGGCGTCTATGCACCAGCGATCCACACCCACACCATCGTAGATGTTCCTGGTCTACAGGTTGAGCTCAACGCCAAGGCCAGCCGCGTTCACGTGAACACCTTCGATGAGGTCTTCGATGGAGTAGACCGGACAGGTGCAGTGGATCTTGGAACAGGTGAAACCCTTCGCGAGGCGCTGCTGAACAAGGCCGACGAAGGACACCTTCACATCATTGCCGATACGACGGGTCTAGTCACCCAGCTGGCTGGTAAAGCCAACGTCGTGCACGTGCACCCCATCGCTGAGGTCACCGACCTTCAGGCAGCGCTGGACAACAAGAGCAACCTCGGTCACACCCACACCATCGTCGACATCCCACCTCTCCAGTCAGCGCTCGATGGAAAGGTGGCAAAAGCCGGTGACACCATGTCTGGAGCGCTGCTGGCGGCCAGCGGCGTTCAGTTGGCCCCAGGGCTGGCGATGGCCGGCAACCCACGCACCGGCTTCTGGTACAACTCAAGCCAACCAGGACAGCTGCAGCTGACCGCCGACGGCCAGCACCTGGTGCGCTTCCAAGGATCGGATAACCTGCCACTTCTTTCAGGGATGCAGGTTTCTGGCCGCGTTTGGGCTGAGATGTACGGCTTTGGGCTGCAGGCCCCGTACCCCGCCCTCCTGAGCCCCTCAGCCTCGGTAATCGAGCTGCTCTCAACGGCGGCTACTGGGCTTCGCATCACCGGCACCGGCTTGATTCAAGCAACGGCTGCTAGCTACGCAAGTCTCGTGGTGAACCCTGGAGATCTGACCGACAAGCAGTACGTTGACGCACGCGTCACCGCTGGTGTGGGAGCTCTCTCACTAGATGGTCTCACCGATGTTACCATCACAACACCAGCAACCGATCAGGTGCTTCGCTACAACGGCGCTGCATGGGTCAACGCGACCCTCACGCTGCCGACGTACTTCGCCGGTAACCTGATTGACTCAGACGCGTTTCTTACTGGAACAGTTGCAGTTCGCGACATCCGCATCGATCAGGCAGCTCAGCTGACGAACAACGTAACCATCGGGGCTGAGCCATACGTTGCAAGCCCTACCAGCGGTGGAGCGGGTGGATCACTAACTTCTGGTCACAGCAACGTCATCATCGGCAACGGCGCTGGGGCCTCGCTAACCTCAGGCGCCAGCAACGTCATTATCGGCTTCCTGGCAGGTGACGAGCTGACTGCTGATGCTAGCCGCAACGTCTTCATTGGTGAGGCTGCAGGCTGCAACGCTGGACCTAGCGTTGATAACATCTTCATCGGCCACGCCGCTGGGCGTCAGCAGGCGCTCGACAACTCATCGATAAGCGGTACCTTCATCGTCAACAACGAGGCGCTTCGACCAGATCCGGTCAAGCCCTACCTGTTCGGCAACATGACCCAAGGGTCTTCCAACCTTCGGTTGGAAGGAACCTTCAACATCGCCGATGACGGCAACGTTAAGTTCAAGTTTGCAGCTGACGATGGAAGCCTAGGTGTAGACGTTCTAGGAGATCTGAACTACGGAACACCTGGTCAGGTGCTGAAATCTGCTGGACCAGGTGCACAGGTATTCTGGGGCGCCGCTACAGTTGCCGTTCCTGGCGCCAATCGTCAGGTGCTGTTCAGCGACGGCGCAGGTGCAATGAAGGTAAGCGACCTGCGAACAGCCGATGGGGTCATCAACGCTGAAACCGCCTCAGTCCTTACTGTCGGGTTCCCAACGACTGGACCCGTCAACGCCGTCATTCAGCCAGCTGGTCGCGTGGAAGGCGGAGCTGCCCAGGCAACCATGGGCTCTATTTCGCTACAGGCGAAAGACGCAGTAACCAACACCCTCTCTACCTTGGCTGCCGTTCCTGCCGGTGATGTTTACATCAGGGCAGGTGACTCTTTCTTTGGTGACCAGGCAGGCGGTAGCGTCGTCATCACTGGCGGTAAGGGAACGAACGGTGATACCGGCTACACAGCTGACTCACCTGGTGGCTGCGTCATCATCAGCGCTGGTAAGTCAGACTTTTCCGACTCGCTTGGAGCTCCAGCGGTTTTCATTGGCGGTGCCAATGGAACTGGATACAGCGCCCCGGGTGGTTACCTGGTCATCAACTCATACGGCGCGATTGGCTTCACCTCAGCCGACAACGTCGATCTCGCACCACCCAATATCAATGAGCTGATAACCACATCCATCTCAACCAACTTCGGCTCGCAGTACCAGCTGCTTCAAAGCAATGGCAAAAGCCAGAGACCAGAGTGGGTCTCACCAGTCTTCAAGCCGGCACCGCTTGAGGTTATCAACGCCGCGAACAATGCACTGGACATCGGCAAGGCCAGTGATCACAACCGGCACTACCGCTTCACTGCGCCCAGTGCAGTGGTTTTGACAGTCAGGCCTGATAGCGGCTGGACGGCTTCCGATCCCCCCTACTGGGTGCCTAACTCCAGCGCACCGATGCCGGTCGGTGGTACCATTCTGGTGGGTCGCGCAGGCACCGGCACCGTGACCTTCGTCGCTGGGCCAGGGGTCACCATCAACACCCCTGATACCCTGGCGATCGCGCGGCAGCACGGCAAGGCCACGCTGACGAAGGTCGGACCAAATGAGTGGGACCTCGAGGGCAACATCGGGACCTAATCGATGACGATCCTCTTTAGCAGTTCGCTTGTAAATCTAGTTGCTCAACGGGGGCTTCTTGAGACCTTTGGGCTTGGTGGTGGTTTTGGCACAACCAGCACCAATACCTCCATCTCGATCTACAGCGGTGCGCAACCACTCGCCTCCGATGTGGTGACGGGCTGGTCACCCTACACCAGCGCGTCGCCCGATTTTCTGCTGCACTTCATGAATGCCAGGTGGGGGCGACCTACATCTACCAGTCCGTTCATTAGCTTAGGTGTCTTTCCGGGGCCAGCAACCGCGGTCCACGACGGCGCAGGGACCTGGGCAATCATCTGGACATCTGCGATCACCGCCGCGAACGTTGCTGGCGCGACTCTTCCATCAGGAACCTTCATCGTGGTTCCAGTTAGCGATCTTGTTGGAAATGGTGTGATCAAGTTCAATCCAAATGCCTTCACCACAGGAACTCCCTACAGCATCGCTGAAGGGGTTCTTGGGGTAGCAGCGATCTAACCATGGCTCAGATCTCCATCTCTCCCCTGTTTCTGACCGGACAGTTCTTCCGCATCATCGGTGCCAACATCGGTAGTCCAGGGATCTTCGATAGCTCGCTCGGTGCTTTTCAGTCCCTCAATTCTCTTTTGTCTAAGGCAGGCGGTGGCGGCTTTGCCTCTGCCTACGTTCATTTTCACCTGATGAAGGGAACTATCCCGCCAAACCTGTCATCGCTTACCACGTATGGCGCCCGCTCGGCTGATATTCTGGTGAACTGGACAACCTCTTCCAGTGGTGGGAATTCTAGCATGTTTGCATCCACCATTGATACCTCATCACCAGTGGCAATCAACTCAGCGTTTGTGAACGCGACGCAGACCGGAACCGCTGAGTGGTTCTGGTGGACAGTAACTGACACTACCCCAACCGGCGCGTCGCCGCTCTATCACCAGGCCATCGGTACGGTAGGTCTAGGTGGGACTGGCGCTGACATGGTCATGGACAGCGTCAACATCGTGGCGGGAACGTCCTACCGCATCGTTAACTTTCTTGTCACCATTCCGTCGGTCTGGACCTACTGATGTTTACCTCTGTCACCGGCACCATCGCCTCACGCAACCGAAACAGCGGAATGTTTCTGCTGGTAGGGGACAACACTGGGGTCGCCATCAGCGGGCCTGTTATCAGTACCCTCTCATTTGGACTGACTGGTGATATCACGGGAGTTGCCCTCAGTGGGCCTACTATCAGCACCCTCTCATTTGAGCTGAATGGAGACACCACAGGGGCTGCCCTTGGTGGACCTGCTGTCAGCTCTCTTGCCTTCAATGTGGTAGGAGATGCAACTGGCGTTGCTATCGGCGGACCTGTTCAGACCCTACCTTTCATCCTTCAAAGGTAATACCCAATGGCGCTTCTCTATTCCCAATCAACGCGAAACCTGATGATCGGGCGGGGGCTGCTGGCCAACTTCAGCTCACCGTGCGCCATCAGCGTCTACAGCGGAACGCAACCTACCTCAGCCAGCATCATTAACAACTGGTCGCTCTACAGCCAACCGACATCTAACTTTCTGGCGCACTTCATAGGTGCCTCCTGGACGCAGCCATCCAACGGCATTCTGATGCAGCTGACCGTTCCACCAACCGTTCCTGCTGACCATACTGGCACCGCCAGCTGGGCAATTCTGTGGACGACCAACGTTTCCGCAGTCACGGTTGCCGGGGCTTCTCTGCCCTCAAACAACTTTGCTGTAGTTGCCTGCTCAGATGCCATTGGTCCCGGCGTGATCCGCTTCGTAAGCACCTCAATCACAGCGGCTACTGCTGTGACAATCCTCGACGGCAGCATCGGCGCCATCTTCTAAGGAGCTCTCATGTCTGTCATCGATCTCAGCAGCGGCTTTACGACTGGGCTTCCTAATCGCATCCTGCGCTTCAACGAGAATACCTCGACCACTAACCTCACGGCAACCAGCGGGTTGCTGATGGCTGGAGGCAACAGCTACGGAAATCCAGGCGGGCGCATCGCCATAATGAAGGGCACTGTACCGCCTGACCTATCGTCACTGACATCCTGGGCCGCTCGATCAGTTGATCGCCTGGTGGAGTTTGCCGTCAAGGATGCTCACTTTGCACCGACGCAATACACCGTAAACCCAGTTGTCATTAGCACCATCTATGTTAACGCAGCGGCAGCCGGAATTGCAACGTGGTTCTGGTGGACTGTTCGCCCAATCTATCAATTTGACAACCCTGATACCATCATTCACCAGATCGTAGGCACGGTCGGGCTCACTGGATCTGGTGCTGATTTAGAAATGGACTCCGTTTCCATTACTGCAGGTGAGTTCTACCGCATCATCAACCTACGCGTTGAATTCCTATCTAACTGGACCTACTGATGTTCTCCGGGGTAGCTGGTGTTATCGCGTCTCGTAACAAGTCACCAGTACTTACGGGTGGGCTATTCACCTTTCCGCCTCGACTCTCAGCAACTCCCACCACGCTGCGCACCGATTCGATAATCACATTCCCACCGGCGCTGTCACCAACTTTCGGGGTGCTTCACACTGAACTGATCTCTACGTTTCCCGCTAATCTCGCGCTTGAGTTTGGCACCGCTCGCACTGCCCTACTTTCAACGTTTCCACCGACACTGGCAACCAAGTTTGGGGCGGCACAGACTGCCCTGCTCTCCACATTTCCTGCCAATCTAGTAAGCTATCCAGATTATGGCGTGGCTGTCTTTTCCATTCCCTATACGGCGTCCTACGCCCACTCGACCTTCTTCTTGAACGGCACGTTTGGCGCGATTGGCTACACCAGCTCCAGTCCTTATCCCAGCTTCTCATACTGGTCAGCTGACAACGGAGTTACCTGGACGAAGGAAACCCCTGGTGTCAATGCTGAATACCGCGCGGTCGCAGCGAGTTCAGATCGGGTGGTAGCTGTGGGTGGAAGCAGCACCACCTCTAACCGTAACGCGGTGTCACTTGACGGGCAAACCTGGACGCACTACACCAACATGCCAGCGGCTGGGTTTTGGTATGGGCTGGCGTATGGAAATGGTCTCTTCATTGCAGGTAACTACAGCAGCAGCACGCTTGCTGTCAGCTCTGACGGCATCACGTGGTCCTCGCAGGCGACCACCATTTCCTCAGGTGTAGATGCACTGGTCTATGGAGGTGGAATCTGGCTGGCATGTCAGCGAAGCTCCAGCCAGATCTACCGCTCAACGAATGACGGCGTTACGTGGACAACTCAGGCGCTGCCCTTCACGCTACAGGCGCTGCGCTTCGCTAACAACCGATTTTTCGGTGCCTCTCTCAACTCAGTCGGTTCGATCGCGTCTTCAACTGATGGCGTTACGTGGGTGACGCACACCATGCCGTTCAGCGCCGTCTGGCGCCCGCCGGCATGGGATACGGTTGCGTCGCGCTATGTTGTGGTCGTCAATAACGGCGGGTTGACCGACATCTACACATCGCCTGACCTAGTGACTTGGACCCTTCAGTCTCTTCCACCCACCTTCCCAGCTGGTGGTGCGGGGACCCCCACCTACGGCAGCGGCTTCACCGTTGGCCTGGCCTTTGGCGTCTCGCCCAACGCAGTTGCCTACCGTCTCTAACAGCTAACGAGAGGATCTCATGGCTCTTACCTACCACCCCAACATTCGCAAGCTCTTCATGGGGCGCGCTGTTCTTGCCGCTTTCTCCAGCCCAATGGCGATCAGCGTCTACACAGGTTCCCAGCCAACCGCGCTGCAGGTCACCAATAACTGGACCTCCTACACCCGTGTAACGTCACTGGACTTCCTGGTGCATTACCAAGGAGGGGCGTGGACTCAGCCTAACAGCGACATCCTGCTGCAGCTCTTTACCATCCCGCCAGGAGTGATCCCGACGCGCAGCGGTACCGCCACCTGGGCAATCCTCTGGAACACCAACATAACAGGTGCCGCCGTGGATGGAGCCACTCTACCAACCCCTAATTTCTTGGTGGTCCCAGTCTCTGACTCCATCGGGCAGGGCGTGATTCGCTACGCTGACCCAATTCTTTTTAACGCGACTGTCGCCACGATCCTTGACGGCTCGATGGGTGCCTACCTCACTGTCTAAGGAGAACCTTCCATGCCTACAATTGACTTCAGCCCTGGAATGGCGAGCGGCATCTCTACACGCATGCTTCGTTTGGGGGAAAACCTATCAAGCACCAACAACGTCGCGGTATCAGGGTTGACTATTGGGTCAGGAATCGGTAACGGTGCCGCCGGTGCGATGGGGCTGCTGCTTCTGATGAAAGGTACCCGGCCGTTGCCGACAGATCAAACCACCATCGACGCGCTCGCCGCTGACGTTCTGGTACGCTTCGTGTCTAACTCCAGCCCAGTCGGAGGAGACTTCCAAACTACCCAACAGGGCCCTAACCCAGCGATCATCTCTACCTCCTACAAGAACGCCGAGGCGAGCGGCGTCGCCACATGGTTCTGGTGGGTGGTGGCACAGGGGCAAAGCGGTGCCCCAAGCTATTCCACCTCGCTGCCTCTGCACCAGCAGATCATTGGGTCGGTTGGCACAACTGGGACAGGAGCGGACCTCGAGATTCCCAACACGACAATCACCGTTGGCGAGGCATACCGCGTCATGAACCTTCGCCTCCAGTTTCCAACTAGCTGGATATACTAAGGTGTTTGCTGCCGTCACGGGTGTCGTTGCATCACGAGACCGCTCGGGTGAGCTCAGCGGTGGGTCGTTTACGCTGCCGATCACCGTAACTGAAAGTCCAAATACAAACCGTGGCTTCACCATCAACGCGCTTCCTGTAGGCGTTTCGATGAACTACCATGTGCTGACAGCTACAGCGGTACACCAGCCTCCAGTCGGTGTATCGATGAACTTCGGTGTGCTGACGGCTACAGCTGTGCATGAACCTCCAGTCGGTGTTTCAATGAACTTCAGTGTGCTGACAGCTACGGTAGTTCACGCGTTCCCTGTCGGCATCTCCGAGAGCCCAGGCAACCTAGAAGCCATTGTCGTTGCAGCCCTACCGCTGGGAATCTCTCACAGTCCTGCCAACCTACTTGGGCTGTTGGTCAATGACCTGCCCATCGGTGTCAGTCACACCGGCGCCTGATACCAGGCGCAGCGTTTCAAGTCGGTGAGCTCTAGCCCACTCAGTCACCTCAGGCGGTGGTGGCTGCTGTCGCACAGATCCCTGACGCAGCTTCCACTCATACGCCATGTTGGGGACGCTTACCAGCTGACCAAAGCGCGCTAAGGTGAAGGTGAGCAGGCGGTCCTGGTCCTTAGTCATGACTGGGCAACCTGCACGCAGCTCCTCTAGCACGCGCAGAACCATCGAGCGTCGCATAATGGTTAGGTGGTGCGCAACTGGCCAGCCATACTGCTGGTGATGCAGCCGTATCGACCATGGTTCAGCTGGAGTTTCGTGCTTAGGCTTCCCATTTCGGGTAGCTCGCCAGCGGGGGTACACCGCCATCACCTTAGGGTCCTGTAACAGATCTACAGCGGTGGGCAACCAAGAGAGGTCCAGCACCTCATCATCGTCGTCGACCCAAGACACATACTCAGCGGTTCCCTTCAGGTAGCTGCGGTAGCGCGCTTCCAAGAGGTTACCAGGAACGTATTCACCCTCGATGATGTTGACCAGCGGGTGCTGCAGCCGCTCAAGCTGAGCTTGATAGCTGGCCTCCATGCCTGGGGATTGAATGATGTGAACATCGATCATGTAACTATGTACGCTCTGTTACAACCTAGCTGTGTACAAGACAGGTCCAAGGTGTATAATGCACCTATGCGTACCAAGCTTACCATCGAACAGAAGGCCGCCAACGCGTTGGCGAAGAAGGTCGAACGAGCTGCAGCGAAGGAGCTGGAACGGTTCGCAAAGCAGCAGGCACGACAGGCCCTCTGGGACGCCGAGAAGCAGCGTCGCATCGACGCCTTCAAGGCTGGCATGGACGAGGCCACCTGGGCCGACCTCCAGACCGCCCTCGCCGAGCCGAGCACCACCCCTGATGAGGTGGCCGGTGGCGGCTACCGTATCACCAACGACTTCCTCTTCTCCGTGCAGGAGCAGTTCAAATCACGTGGCTACCTCTCGGACCGCCAGCGCGACCTCCTCGTCGGCCGCGTTCGTGAGCGACGCGAGCAGGCGCAGAAGGCTGAGGCCTGGGCTGTCGTCGCTGAAGGCGATGCCGTCAAGCTCTACTGCACCGTCATCTCAACCGAGCGCGTGTCAGACACCTACGGTATCTCCTACAAGATCCGCCTGCTCTCGCACTACGGCCGCAAGTTCAGCTTCAAGACCACGCGCGACTACTGGCGCGACTACGCCGAGAAGGCCAAGGAGCTCGGCAAGAAGGTCTTCGTGCAGGGCAAGGTCAAGTGGGTCGCCCCCGATGCCGGTGGACCGGTCGTCCTCACTTCTCGTGGTATGAAGTTCGGCGACCTGGTGTAAAATAGCAGCATGATCGCACCTAGCACCAGTCGTCGAACTCAACATGAGGCTACCTACCGGCGCCTCATGGCTCTAGCCCGCGAGCGCAATCGACCTGCTGAGTATGTTGAGCAACACCACGAGGAACCACGAAGCGTCGGTGGTTCCAGCCAAGCCATCAATCTCGTTTGGTTAACAGCACGAGAGCATCTAGTGGCTCACAAGCTGTGGGCAAGAATGGAGCTAGACCCCACCCGTCGAAGAAAGGCGCAAAATGCGCTGTGGGCTATGACTGTGATGCGAGGTAGGGATAATGCCGGTCGCATCATTCCGTCAAGCCGTGAGTATGCCGCAGCGAAAGCAGCCATGATCCAATCTCGAGTTGGGATTGAACGATCACAGGAATGTAAGGACAAGATTGCAGCTTCGTTGAAGAGCCATTTCGCTGAGAACGGATGTCACAACAAGGGGCGGTCCTTTGCGCACCTCACAGATGAGGAACGCTCTCGCATCTTTGGTAGCGGCAACCGAGGACGCATCCAACCATCAGAAGAACGTGAACGGCGTGCAGCTAAGCTACGCAAGCCGAGAAGCGAAGCAGCAAAGATCAACATTCGGCTTGGCGCGCTCAAACGAGAAGCCGCAAAGAAGCAGCAACGAAAGGAGCAACATGGCATCGCCTGACAAGCTTGATGCGCTGTATATGGACATCGCTGAACGTGTGGCGCACATGTCGCACGGAATTCGCGCGAAGGTCGGGGCTGTCCTAGTACAAGGTGATCGCATCATCTCGTACGGGTGGAATGGAACCCCATCTGGTGACGACAACACCTGCGAGGAATGGGTGATGCCTGAGGACTATGATGGTCGCGACGGGCTCAGCGGCCCACCTGATCGAGTACTCCAAACCAAGCGCGAGGTACTGCATAGTGAGAGCAATTGCCTAATGAAGCTGACAGCTAGTGGTGGTGAAGGGGCTAGCGGAGCTTCGATGTATGTGACTATGTCTCCGTGCTTCGAATGCGCCAAGCTTATCAAACAGGCGAAAATCAGGCGTGTTGTATTCCGTGAGCAGTATCGTGACACTGGAGGGATCGAGTTCCTCCGTTCTCGTGGCGTTCAAGTCGACCATCTTCTACCACCAAAGGACTGACCGTGCCCGACTTCATTGATTCTTCGGATTTTCTCAGCAAGTCCAGCCTGCTGATGCGGGCCGCCGTGAACCGCCAGCACTTCGACCCAACCAATCCAGAGCACCTGGCCAGCCTGAGGCGGTTCATCAACACCGGCAACTGGGGCTCGGTGCAGTTCTTCTGCGAGTACCCGTTCTCTGAGGTGCCGATGACCGTGCTCATGAAGTTCGCTGGTCACCACCTCGGAGCTGCCCGAGAGACCGCTGCAGAGCGGCTAGCTCGTGTTCCAGTACCAAAAGCCAGTGAGCAGCCAGTCAACGCCGCTTAACGGGCGCACCCTCCGCTACGACGGGGTCTCGGTCATCTCTCCCGAGGAGGTGGCGGCGGCCCTGCTGCGGGGCGTTCCACCCTCAAAGCTGCTGGTCACCGAGCTAGATGAGGACCTGGTCACCTTCAACGCCAATGTTTCAGCTGAGGACGAGCTCAAGATAGACGGCGGTGGGACTGTTCAGTTAGATCTGACCTGGCAGCTACCGCCCGAGTTCCTCAAGCTCGACCTGGAAGGACACGTGCTGAAGCTGTGGGCCTTTGGTTCCACCGCTCTGCACGGCACCTACACCCCCGAGCAGCTCGAGGTAGCCGCCCAGCGGGTGTGCGACGAGCTGGACGAGATCAAGCGCCGCGGAATGACTGAGTTCTTCAAGACCGTGATCTACGTGCTGCACGTCTTTCGCGCCAACGGTGTCGTGTGGGGTGTCGGGCGTGGGTCATCCTGCGCCTCCTACATTCTCTTTCTTCTGGGGCTCCACTCCGTTGACTGCGTACGCTACCAGGTCCCCATGGAGGAGTTCTATCACGATTGACATGGGCGGGAGACTATAAATACTAGGCGCTGTCAATGGGCGCTTTTATCACCGGAGATACATCGCATGGCAAAACTTGTCCGCAGCGCACGTGGTGAGCTGGTTGACTTCGAGCTCCTCGCCATCAAAGCGCAGCTAGCGGCAGCCCCCGTTCCTAAGGTCGTAGAACAGAGAAAGCAGGCGATCGATGAGAAGGACGGTGTGAAAACTACCGTCGCTCCCGATCTTGACATCCTGAAGGTGGCTAAGGACGCAGCTGCCGTCTCAGCTGGCCAAGCTAAGCAACTCAAGAGAAAGTAAGAACATGACGCTTCGTCCTCTAGGCAAGAACATCATCTTTCAATTTCTAGACGAGATCACAGGTTCTAAGGGTGCCCTCGTAAGTCGTCCAACGGCATCTGGCATCATCATCCCCCACACCGCCGCCAGCCAGCAGAAGCTTCCTCGCTGGGGTAAGGTGGTCGCGGTCGGCCCAGATGTCGACGGCATCGTCGCTGGTGAGTACATCCTCATCGAGCCCCTGATGTGGACCTTCGGTGCCAAGCTCAACGACAAGGAGAAGGTGTGGAAGACCGACGAGACCAAGGTGCTCCTGGTAACCGACGATCGCGAGGCCTGCGAGCCCCAGTAACCACATGCTGCTCGCCGTCCTGACCTTTCTGGCGGCGTTCTCAATCGAAGGCATCGGCACCGTTGTGTCGGTGATTGGGTTGAGCGCGCTGTTTGGGACCAACCCGATCATCATTGGGCTGGCGGTGGCGCTGGACGCCGGCAAGCTGGTGACCGTTGCCCTGCTCTACAAGTACTGGGGCAAGATCAACGTCCTGATGCGGACCTACGGCCTCATCGCCGCCTTCATCACGATGCTTATCACCTCTGCGGGGGCCGCGGGGTACCTGTCAGGGGAGTTTCAGAGGGCAGTCGTCGGCACGCAGGAGGTGATGCTGAAGGTGGACCTCCTCAAGGAGGAGCAGGCCCGCCTGCAGAAGCGCAAGGAGCAGATCGACCTATCCATCGCGCAGATTCCAGATCGCTACACCGCTGCCCAGAAGATCCGGCTGGGCAACCAGTTCAGAGCCGAGCAGAAGGGCGTCACCGACCGCCTGACCGCCATCGACCGTGAGCTGCCCACCCTGCAGGTAAACCGCATCAGCGTCGAGGCCAAGGCAGGGCCGATCCTCTACATCGCGAAGGCCTTCAACATCAGCATCGAGGAGGCCGTGAAGTGGGTCATCCTGCTCATCATCTTCGTGTTTGACCCGCTGGCAGTTTTCTTGCTGGTAGCGGGCAACTTCCTGCTAGATCAACGAAGGAAGCAGGACCCGCCAGCTGAGCCTGGTCCTGCTCCTTTCACGCCACCACAGCCCATGCCACCCGCTCCAGCGCCACCGCCTGAGCCAGCTCCTCCTGCTGCACGCGAGGCGATGACTGTCGATCAGGCGTGGCAGGTCATAGAGAAGGAACGTGGGCTCTGGGACAAGGTGCCACCTCCGGCCCAGGTGCCAGTAGATCTCGCGACCATCTTCCCTGAATCGGTTGTTTCTGACAAGCCCTACATCTCAACGCTCACCCCATCCTCGTATGAAGATGAATTTCCTGCGCCCCCTCCTGAGCTCCCTCAACGAGAGCCTCGTGAGCCTGACGTTCTCCCTGATAGCGCTGACGCTGGCGATGGGGCTGTGGCTGCTGTACCTGCTGCTCCAAGCGTGGAGCCTCCTGTCCTGGTTGAACCCCCACTCATACTCGAGCCGAAACCTGAGGTGGTGGCGCAGACGTTCACCACCGACCTGAGATTCCGCAAACCCGACCCTGACACCCCCGAGATGCCGCTGACACCTGAACCGGCGCGAGAGCAGATCACGAGGTCTACGCTAGGCATCGACAAGGCGCCTGTACGACCACGTCCTGGCGTCTACCGCAACGGGTGACCACCTTCTAGTCACACCTAGCTGAAGCTTCGTGGTACAATGCTACTATGCTACCACTGGAGCCTGCATGATCAAGAAGCCCTGGATCGTTGCCCACAAACCGACGATCATCAGCGAGGTCATCTTCGCCGATGAGAAGGTCGCCAAGACCTTTCGCCGGTACGCCGATGAGCGGTCCTTTCCCAACCTGCTGCTGTACGGGCGCCCAGGTACCGGCAAGTCGTCGGTCTCCTACGCCCTCTGTCATGAGACTGGGGTGGACACCCTCGATATCCTGCGCATCAACTGCTCAGACGAGAAGATCGACGCCATGCGGGACAAGGTGAAGGACTTCACGACAACGTACCCCATCAGCACCTACAAGGTGGTGCAGCTCGAGGAGTTCGACCACCTATCACTCGATGCCCAGGCGCTGCTGCGCGCCCTCATCGACGCCGCACCGAGCACGTGTCGCTTCATCGCGACCTGCAACTACATCAACAAGGTCACGCCGCCGCTGCGCTCCCGCTTTCAGGAGTTCCAGTTCAGCGCGCCGGACATCGACGCGGTCTTCGAGCGGTGCATCGAGATCCTGCACAGCCGAAAGGTGAAGTTCAAGGCGGATGACCTCCTGGCGGTGATCGACGTCGCCTACCCCGATTTTCGCAAGGTCATCCAGCTTCTCGAGCAGAACAGCGGCTCGGGTGAGCTGGTGCTTGGCAGCGGCGAGGGAGCGGCCGACTGGAAGCTCGAGCTGCTGCCGCTCCTTGAGAGCGGCGACCTCAAGGCGGCGCGCAAGCTGGTCTGCGAGAGGTGCAGCAAGGAGGAGCTGACCGACGTCTTCCGCTTCCTCTACGACCACGTCGCCAAGCTGAAGAAGTTGAAGGGCAAGGAGGACCAGGCGGTGGTCCTCATCGCGCAGTACATGTACCAACACGCCTTCGTCGCCGATCCCGAGATCAACGTGGCGGCGCTGTTCATCGAGCTAGGGGCGCTGTGACCCGACAGGGTGAGGTCATGCACTGCCTTAGACGGGGCTGGCTGCGCTTCTACGGCACGCAGTGGGTCCCTGCCGAGGTGTGGTTACGTATCAAGCTACGGGGACTAAGATGAAGTGGTTTCGAATCGTTGAAGAAGGTGATGGGGAAGACGGCAAGTGCTACCGCATCCAGGAGCGCGGCTGGTTTCGGTGGAGGGACATGCGCTACATCGCGAGCCTGGGACCACCTGGCGGTCTACCGCTGACCAGCATTCTTCGCTTCAACACGGTCGAGAAGGCTAAGAACTGGATCGAGAACCAGGGCAGGCGCAACGAGTCAATCAAGGTCGTCATTGGGACGTTCGGCGTCTATGGCTAACCGCGACGCGTTTGACCTCTTCGCTGGGTTGGACAGCCTCACAGCAGGCAACCTACAGTGGTACGAGCAGCTGACCGATGAGGGGCGAAAGGCGGCAGCTCCCTTCGTCATCCAGCGCTGGCTCACCGGCACCCAGGACGCCGCTCAAGTGGTGCGCCTAAATACCTTCGTCAATCCCTACGCCTTCTCGCTCGGCCAGGAAAAGGCGCTGCTCTTCAAGCTACTGGCCGCCGCAACAACTCACCGCCCGAAGCGCTACAGCTGGCTGAAGGGGCCAAGCGCAACCTCTAACCGCCTTGCCCTTGAGGTCGTAAAGGAGTACTATGGTTGGTCTACACGTGAAGCCGAGCTTCAACCTATGGCACCTGAGCTTCTGCTGGAGATGGCTGAGGAGCTGGGCTGGGACAACGATCGCCTGAAGAAGCTGAAGAACGAGGTGCTACCTGATGAACCGAAGCGAGCTACGCAGCCAGGCCGCCAGCCGTCGAAGCCACGCTGACGTTCCAGCGGTGCGGCGCACTCCCTGGCACTGCGCGTTCTGCGGGCATGACTTCTCATCTGAGAAGGTCTTCATGAACCACCGCTGCAAGGAGAAGGTGCGGCATGACGAGCTGCGCAGCCCAATTGGGCAGGCGGCCTACGCCTACTACTCCCACTGGATGAAGGCCCAGAAGCACACACCACCGACCATTGACACGTTTGGCGAGAGCAAGTTCTTTCCTGCCTTCTACAAGTTCGCCACTCGCGCCACAAAGGTACACATTCCCAACGTGAACCGCTTCATCGAGGTGATGGTGGAAAGCAACAAGGTACCACCCGTGCTGTGGTGCCGCGACTCCATCTACTCGATGTACCTGAAGAGCTACGACGCGTCGGTCCCACCAGTGGTGCAGTTTGACGAAAGCAGGGCCGAGCTAGAGCAGCTGGCCAGCGAGCTGCAGGTCGGGCTGGTGGACGCCTTTGCCGCCGCTCCAATCGATCGGCTGGAGGACCTCATCAAGAAGCGAAAGCTGAGCCACTGGTTCCTGCTGGCATCCGCAAAGTTTCGCGCCTTCCTGCTGGCGCTGCCGGCCGCTGACAAGGCCCGCCTGGCGACCGCTCTCAACGCTGACGCGGCGATGGTGCGGATCTCCCAGGAACCTGAGCTCTTCGCTGAGTTCAACGCGGCGACGAGGGAGCTTGGGCTGTGAATGACCGACCCTTCGAGCATGCCGACCCAGAGGTTCGAAGCTTCTACTCGAAGGTGTTCTTCAACGCCATCCTCAACATCAACGCGGTGCGCATGGGCTTCTATCCGACCCTTCTCTGTGAGACTGACGACCCGTTGGCTGGGGTGAAGTGGCAGGAAGCCAGGCCGCAGGTGATACAGGCAATGAAGCAGCGACAACAGAAAGGTTACTGATGGACCACATCGCGAACATCGAGGCCCTTGAGGACCTCATCCAGCGCTACCACGCGCGCGAAGGCACCTTCAACTTCCACTACTCGCACTTCGACCTCATGTCGTGGCGGGTATGGATGAAGGAGTACCGCATGTCGCAGGCTGACTGGGACCGCTTCGAGATCGAGGACTACGCGGTGCGCATCAGCTACACCGACAACTCAAATTCCTACGATGACTACATGGTCCTACTCAAGGACATCATCGCCTGGGGTGAGCCCCAGGAAGCGGTAAATACTCCATCAACAGAGGAGCCGCTATGATTCGCTTGAACCACCTGTCTGAGGTTGAAACCGCCCACGTACAGCACGTCGCGCTGGCCGACCAGCAGGTAGCCACCCGCCTGACAGCGGTCTGGATGTGCTTTGGCGACGTCATTCACGGCTTCGCTGCCGTGGTTGATAGCCAGGAGCCCGTGGGTGACAAGGTGCTGGTCAAGCTCATGCCCGTCACCGACATCGTGGTTGTTCGGTCTGATCCGCTTGACGAGACCAGCGATGCGTACACGTTTACTGTTCCCAGGTTTCTGACAAAGGCGCAGCCCCACATCGCCGAGGACCTCGTGCGGTTCTTCGTCACGCTGTCTGACTGGGTTAACGAGGACCTGATGACTGCCGGTCAGCCAACCGAGGGCCTACCTAGGTTCTAATCCATGGACGTAGACATCGACGTCGAGCCGACGTTCAGGCCCGAGCGCCTCTTTCCGCGCTGGCCTCGCGCTGCCGTGGTGAAGGACGGCAAGGTCAGCTCGCATCCAGTCGGTGTCTACCCGCAGGCGATGGCGGTCGACCCCTTCACAGGGCTGGCGGCCATTCCCTACGAGGAGGCCGAGGACCTAGGGTACCTCAAGGTCGACTTCCTGCACCTCAACGTCTATCAGCACTTCAGCACGCGGGCCGAGATCGAAGAGCTCCTAGCGAAGGAACCGGACTGGACGCTCCTGCAGCTGCCGTCGACGTGGTCGAAGCTGTTCCAGCTGGCCAAGCACGGTGAGCTGCTGGCGAAGGTGCAGCCGAAGAGCGTCGAGGAGCTTGCTGACTGCATGGCGCTCATCCGCCCTGGAAAGAAGGCGCTGCTTGGGCTGTACCTCAAGGAGCGGGTGGCCTGCCGTCGGGTGCTCTACGCCAAGGACGACGAAGGTTATTCCTTCAAGAAGTCACACGCGCTGGCCTATGCGCTGGTCGTGGTGCTGCAGCTGCACTTGATCGAGCAGGGCAGGCTGTAACCAGTCGCCATTCGTTACAACCTGCATCTTCAGGATGGTGTATAATGCATCATGAGCACCCACACCTCCAAGGACGCCCTCCAGTTCTACCTCGCCAACCAGGACAGCGTTGATCTGTCCAAGCTGGTCCAGGAGTTCATCTGCGAGAGCCCTACCG